TTAATGCAATTAGTAGCTTATGGCGCACAAGATATTTACCTTACTGGTAACCCACAAATTACTTTCTTTAAAGTTGTCTACCGCAGACACACTAACTTCTCTATGGAGTCTATTGAACAAACCTGGAATGGGACACAAGATAGCAATGGTCGTTGTACCGCCACTATTTCTAGAAATGGTGATTTAGTTCACAGAATGTATTTGGAAATTACCGAAGCGGCCGGCGGAAGCGTCCGGAACATGGACAATCCGGGCGCTTCATGGATTACAGATGTTGAATTAGAAATTGGTGGTCAAAAGATTGATAAACATACTGGTTTATGGATGGAAACATGGGCTGAATTAACTGAACCTAATCCTACAGGGACTGTTTCAAACGCCGCGGGCGAAACCGCAACATCATTTCAAAAAATGAGCGGTATGGGTGGTGTAAATGTAACCTCGGGCGACGGCACCGGATTCACAAAAGTTTTTGTCCCATTACAATTTTGGTTCTGTCGTAATCCAGGTCTGGCATTACCCCTAATCGCCCTTCAGTACCATGAAGTTAAAATTATTCTTAATCATACAATAACTTTGTCCTGGGCGACTGGGAAAAACTCATTATGGGCTGATTACATCTATCTCGATACCGATGAACGTCGAAGATTCGCCCAGGTTTCCCATGAATATTTAATTGAACAGGTTCAAGAACAGACTGTGACAGTAGCCGTCACCGGCGGGAACACTGATCTCAATTTCAACCATCCTGTAAAAGAATTGATATGGACAGTAAAAAAATCGAAAGTTGGGGTCGATGTCACTGCGAACACCGGTGTTCATGGCAGCGCAGCAAACGTAACATTTGGACTTAAACTAAATGGACACGATCGTTTTGCTGTTCGTGATTTCAGATATTTCACCAGAACTCAAGTATGGCAACATCACTCTGGTCCGGGTGGAATCACTCCGGCCAACTCCGGAGGTCCGGGAAAATTCGATGACTCTATTGCTGTTTATTCGTTTGCCCTTAAACCTGAAGAACATCAACCATCTGGTACGTGCAACTTCTCTCGCATTGATAATGCTCAATTAGTTTCTACTGGAACAGCAGTCAATGTTGACACAATCTTCGCCGTCAACTACAATGTCCTCCGTATCATGTCTGGTATGGGCGGTTTAGCATACAGTAACTAAATAAATAATAATTTTTCTAAATATTATAGTCTTTTTTAAAAGAATTTAATTTTCTTTTTTTTTTTTTTTATGTTATATTATAAAAAACTGGATGGGAGGGGGGGTAATGCAATTAGTAGCTTATGGCGCCCAAGATATTTACCTTACTGGAAACCCACAAATTACTTTCTTTAAAGTTGTATATCGCAAACACACTAACTTCTCTATGGAATCCATTAAACAAACTTTCAGTGGGACTGCTCACTTTGGTAATGAAGTTGTTGCCACAATCTCCAGAAATGGTGATTTAGTTGGCAAAATGTATTTGGAGCATGTTGTTAAATTGGTGGCGGCAAGTGCAGCCGCCCACCAGTATATTAATATCTGCCCGAATTATGGATCTAATTTAATTAAGGAATGTGAAATAGAAATTGGTGGTCAGAGTATTGATAAACATTATAGTCACTGGCACTCAGTTTATTCCCAATTAACTGAATTTAATCCATCAGGAGCTCAATCTAATGGTTACGACCTTGTTGATGTCGATTCACACTACGGCGCCTTCACCACATTCGGGGGCCTCGAGGAAGGGTCCGCTGTGAAATCAACCTTATTTAATACTATGTCTGGCAATGGCGGTCCTGTTTCTACGGGTTTAAACGCCGGTCCTGGCGAGGCAGGGATGCGGACTATGGGTTCGTGGACTATCAATGCTCAAGCTGGGGCCATCGCGGACGTCGCAAGTGCAACAATATTTATTCCTTTATATTTTTGGTTTTGCCGTAGTCCCGGTCTAGCGCTGCCTTTAATCGCTCTTCAATATCATGAAGTTAAAGTTAAAATGACATTCGACGATAAAATAAACCTATTTAACAATACAGTTGAGGGCGATAGTAATAACGTCATGAACGCCCCGTTCACAGATGCTAATGATACGGTCGGCGATGCGCAGAGCGTCGTGGTTCCCGGCCTCACCAACCACACGGTATCAGACATTAATGACGGGCTTATAACTCAGGATTTTAATTTATGGTGTGATTATATTTACCTAGACACAGAGGAAAGACGTCGTTTCGCTCAAGTATCACACGAATATTTAATCGAACAAGTACAATTCCAAAGTTTTGATAATAGGGGCACTTTAGATTTAAATTTTAACCACCCTGTTAAAGAATTAATATGGACCAGAACACCATCTTCTATATTTACCGCCCCCGGTGACGACCTGGGAATCGGCCCCGCCCGCCGTGAGCTCCTCCTCAAAAGGCTCCCCGAAACAATGTCAGGAAATTTCCAGTTAAAACTGAATGGTCATGACCGCTTCCAAGAAAGAGATACTAAATACTTCACAAGAACTCAAGTATGGCAACACCACACTGGATATGGTTCAACAATTAATTCTGATGCCATTGCTGTTTATTCATTTGCCCTTAAACCTGAGGAACACCAACCCTCTGGCACCTGTAATTTCTCAAGAATTGATAGCGCCCAATTAACTGCTACCAATGCGGCAGCTTATAACGTTTACGCCGTCAACTACAACGTCCTCCGTATCATGTCTGGTATGGGTGGTTTAGCTTACAGTAATTAAATAAATAAACTAAAAATTTTAACATATTTTATAAAAAAATAAATAAAAAATAAAAAAAGAATTTAGTTTCCCCAAAATTTTTTTCTATGTTATATTATAAAAACAAAAATGGGAGGAGGATTAATGCAATTAGTAGCTTATGGCGCACAAGATATTTACCTTACTGGTAACCCGCAAATTACTTTCTTCAAAGTCGTCTATCGCAGACACACTAACTTCTCCATGGAATCTATTGTTCAAACATTCTCTGGTACTGCTGGCTTCGGTGGTGAAGTTGTTGCCACAATCTCCAGAAATGGTGATTTAGTTGGCAGAATGTATTTGGAACACGCCGCTAATTTTACAAGCGTGGATCCAGACAATGACGACCAGATTGGATTAGTTGAAAGATATGGTGATTCATTAATCAAAGAATGTGAAATTGAAATTGGTGGTCAAAAAATTGATAAACATACTTCCATGTGGAATCGTGTTTATTCTGATTTAACTGAATTTAATCCAAGTGGTCATTTCGGGGGGAATTTGGATCCTACAGCTGTACTCGTCGGATCGAATTCGGATGGAACTTTATATCAAAAAATGAGCGGGAATGGGTACGGATTTAATACTTCTACATATCACAATACTGATAGTGGTTTTGGGGCCGCTAATGGGGTTTTTAATGGATTCGATTATACTAAAGGTGTGTCATCGTCAGCGTCAGCTAAAATTGATATTGGGAGAATATTTTTACCATTAAATTTCTGGTTTTGCCGCAATCCTGGTCTCGCATTACCGTTAATTGCCCTTCAATACCATGAAGTCAAGGTTAAAATGACTTTTGAAACAATTGCTAATTTGGGGAGGTATGATGGATCCGCCAATAATGAATTTACCGCTAACGCTATCCCCATGCCCATAGGTACTAGTACAGGTAAGGTCAAATTGGATGGAAAAGAATTTAATTTATATTGTGATTATATCTATCTAGATACTGATGAAAGACGTAGATTCGCCCAGGTATCTCACGAATATTTAATTGAACAATTACAGTATTCGGAAAGTATTATTAATTCAGCATCACCATCAATTGATCTTAATTTCAATCACCCAGTTAAGGAATTAGTCTGGACTATGAGAAATGAAACTGTTGGTACCGATAAAGGGAGATGCCAACCGCTGGGCGCAGCTGGAACTGCTCAGGGAGATACAACTGCTAGTCCTGTTTCTCTGGATACTATGGAAGGTACTTGGCAATTGAAACTGAATGGACATGATCGTTTTAAAGAAAGAGATAATAAATATTTCACTAGAACTCAAGTATGGCAACATCACACTGGATATGGTGCTGTACCAACATTTGGCGTAACTAACTCTGATTTAGATACAGATGCGGCTGCCCCTATGGGTTCAGACGCTATTGCTGTTTATTCCTTTGCTCTTAAACCTGAAGAACATCAACCTTCGGGTACTTGTAATTTCTCAAGAATTGATAACGCACAATTGGTTGGATCGGGTCTGAAAGTTGCGGTCCGGGGTACGCCCACACTCATTGCAAAGGACACTTCAGGACCCACCAACACAGTTAAACTAACAATCTTCGCCGTCAACTACAATGTCCTCCGTATCATGAGTGGTATGGGTGGTTTAGCTTATTCTAACTAAGTAATTTATATTTAATATATTTTTATTCATTTAACAATTCTTTTAAAAGAATTTAAATTAATTAAATTAATTTCTTTAAAATTTTTTTCTATGTTATATTATAAAAACAAAAAATGGGCGGAGGATTAATGCAATTAGTAGCTTATGGGGCACAAGATATTTACCTTACTGGTAACCCACAAATTACTTTCTTCAAAGTCGTCTACCGCAGACACACTAACTTCTCTATGGAATCTATTGTCCAAACATTCAGTGGTTCTGCTGATTTCGGTTCTGATGTTGTTGCCACAATCTCCAGAAATGGTGATTTAGTTCACAGAATGTATTTGGAGCATGATGTAAGTTTAAAAACCGTAAACAATAACGAGACCTTAGCAATCGGTTGTGATTATGGAAGTCATGTAATGAAAGAATGCGAATTAGAAATTGGCGGTCAAAGAATTGATAAGCATTATGGTCACTGGCATTCTGTTTATTCACAGTTAACAGAATTTAATCCAACTGGCTCTCAGAGTACCTTATTTAATCTTATGAGTGGAAATGGAACTGGAGTGGATACAGAAGTTGCAGCAACTCCCGAAGCGAATGGTTTTACCACGACTTCCAATGATGGTGGTAAAGATACTGCTATTGCTAAACTGTTTGTCCCTTTATATTTCTGGTTTTGTCGTAATCCTGGTTTAGCATTACCTTTAATCGCTCTACAATACCACGAAGTAAAAGTTAAAATTACTTTTGAAGGGATAGATAAATTAATTGCAATTGATGACGGCTCCACTTTTGCCACAAGTGGTCAAGCTGTGGGTGGGGCTGAGAATGTCACTGATGCAGGAACAGATTTTAAACTATGGTGCGATTATATTTACCTTGATACCGATGAGCGCAGACGCTTTGCTCAAGTTTCACACGAATACCTTATTGAACAAGTTCAGTTTGCATCAGAAGGAACAGGTGGAACTATTGATCTTAATTTTAATCACCCCGTTAAAGAATTAATCTGGTCCGGTCAGCGGAAAGTAGGGTTGTCGCTCGCGACAGCATTATTATTATATGAAAGAGATAAACTCTGTGCTTCTGCTCTTGACGAAACCGCTCTACTCAAATTAAATGGTCATGATCGCTTTAAAGAGAGAGATCTCAGATATTTCACAAGAACTCAAGTATGGCAACACCATACTGGTTATGGTTGTACGCAAACATCGACCGGTAATAATACTGACACAATAGCCGTATACTCTTTCGCCCTTAAACCCGAAGAGCACCAGCCTTCTGGAACCTGTAACTTCTCGCGCATTGACAATGCTCAGTTAGTTCAATCCTTAGCAAAACCTGTAAATGTCTACGCAGTTAACTACAATGTCCTCCGTATCATGTCGGGTATGGGTGGTTTAGCTTACAGTAATTAAATTAAATAAACTAAAAAAATTAAAATATATTTTATAAAAATAAATTAATAAAGATTATTCATAACATTTTGAATCTCTTCATTACTTTTTCTTCTATGTGAAACATTAATAGTTAATTCAGTTAATGTTTTTAAAACTTCTACCTTTTTTTCTTCTGATAAATTTATAGAATCGCCTGATAATGTATATTCATCTAATTTTTTAAAATGGTTATGTTCTCTGAATGTAGGACCACCTTCTCCGATCCATAGTTTTAGAACTTCTACAAATTTTTCAATATCATCTAAGTTCTCATCAACTTCTGTCCCTTCTTTTAATAGATTTTCAACGTGTCTTCTTCTAATTTCATTTCCAGACCATTTGCCCAAAACTTCTACTAAAGTTTTAAGTGAACATAATTGATCAGAAACTACGGGTTCACTACTTTCAACTGGAGTAGTTGTAGGGACTTCAGTAAGAATGTTACGGATATCTGCGGCGACCTGTTCAACTGGACCGGCGGTCTCTTCAGGTGCTTCTTCTTCTACGGGACCGGCGGTCTCTTCAGGTGCTTCTTCTTCTACGGGACCGGCGGTCTCTTCAGGTGCTTC